ACTCTCAAGAGTCGCGGCGACTGCACATTGGGAATGTTGAGTGCGGCAACTGGTTTGTCAAGGACTGCTATTCAACGAGACGCAGAAACTTATTTGCTTCGTAAAGCCTTGATCAAAATCGAGGGTACAAGAAAGATCACGCCAGAGGGGACAAAAGTACTGGCGAGTGTATGAGGGAGAAGGGGAGGGGAATTTTTTCCCCTCCCCAACTTTTCCTGTTGACAATCTCCACAAAACTGCTAACTTTCTCGCACATGACTCCTCTACAGTACATCGTATCAACTAACGGTCTTGGCATCGCAATCGGCATCTGCGGTGACAAGCAACTCGCACTTCAAGATGCCACACTTGCTGAAAATATCTATGGATCAAATCATAATGACTCTCTTTTTGGTCATCTCCTTTACATGCCTAGCATTGAGGCATTCAAGAAGTTTCTAATCGTTAAAGAATACTTCTGCGTTTGGGATGAACACTTTGCCCGAAACAAGGGTACAGGTACTCGCACCAAGGGTAATGTAATGCAATTCACCCGCCGCGCAATCAAACGCGCAAGACTTATTATGGATTCTCAAGTTACCTATGAGAACTTCATGCAAAAAATCAGTAACCGCAACCAAGAGTACATGCTTGGCGCACATCAAGATGAACAAGAAGAAGAGTAATATAAAAGAATATATGAAAATACTTGCACCAAACTTTGAAGACATGGAATCTGTTCTTGATTCCTGTGGTCATGAACTAATCAATGAAGTTAATATTGCTTATGAAAAACTTGGCAAAGATAATCTTTGGGAGTTGACAGATAAGTTCCTAGAGTTTCAACGCCTCCTTCGTCAACAAATTAAAGAACTTCACCCAGATCACGACTTTAAAAACTTCTAATAATTTTGGGCCGTTAGTTAAGTGGATATAACAAGAAACTTCTAATTTTTAGTCGATGGTTCGATTCCATCACGGCCTACCAATCTAATAATAAATAAATAATATGTTTACATTCCTTCAACCAAAAAGACAAGTAGTCATTGAGCATAATATCACCTCAAATATTGATGGCGAGAGATTCGCGCCAGTAGTTATTGATGGAAGTTATTGGGGCGCAGATTTTGACACCTTCAATGGCGACACTCTTATCCACGACGATGGTGAGTATGGTAACATCCCTGTTACTTTCCACCAGACATTCTTAACTACCCGCTTGACAGACGAACAACTTCTCCGTAAATACAAGAACCTATGAAACTAATTGTAACAGAAGAAGATCTTATCCTCGATACCCAAGAGGGAACTTATACAGTTAAACGCACATTCGAAGAAGACGAATGGCATGTGATTACTGAATTTGTTGATTTAAACTTTTTCTACGATGCGGATGAAGATAAATACCATGCCGCAATCTATCTTGTTATTGATGGACAAACTATAACACATACAGAACATAAAATCGAAGTAGAATTTGCTTAACCTTAAATAATATGCAAGTACAACTCATGTCAGATGACGAACTAATCAAAGAATATAAAACACTTGATTACTCCATCTATGAAGCACAATCATATGGACTCTCCGATATGCTCCGCATTCAAGCAGTAGCTAGTGAAATAGAACAGAGAGGATTGGATCTATACGAATACTAAATAAATATGGAAGAGAAGAAAGTAAATACAGGATTTTGGATCATATTCTTCTGCATACTATACATCATCATTGAAATAGGAAAAAAATAAATACTAAATAAATATAAAGCAAATAAATGTGAAATAATAATAAGCTTAATAATACCCGTCGAATTCCACGGGTTTATGTAAGTGATTGAGAATGAGGGAGTTACGGGGCGAGGGGGGAGCTTCTGCCGTAACTCATTGAAAACAAAAGACTTATAAGGTCGTAAATTGCGACCTTAAAACTTATTTAATTTTGTATACGCCGATTATCTCAAATGTGTCCCTGTCAAGATGGACAACGCAATCATGTTGGCCTTTCAAACATGCGCGTTCTTCCGTCTCTCTGTCGAGGTTTGTCTCTTTCCAACCTGGAGGCAAGCCCCTTGAGTGGACGATGATGCGGGATTGGTGAGCGATGTCTAGTTGGTATGCTCTCATATTTCTTTTTTTATTTCTTTTTTACCATCGCTGCGCACTCGTTTATTCTGAACGCGCTTCCAGTATTTGCGTAAGTGTTTCCACCACTGAACGGTTGGAACACTTCCTTTGCTTTTTGCTGAACTACTCATTATTTTTGTGCAAGGATTTGTCTGCCTATGATGACAGCATATTTTGCTTTGTCAATGCTTTTGTTTGAAACGACTTCGTAGAACTTCCCGATGTCTCGATACGGGTTGTAAGAAACCCACATCCTTGGTTGCAGCTTTGCGCTTTCACCAAGTAAGACAAGATCACCCTCAACAAACGCATGGACATTTTTCTTTCTTTCGCGCAGGACTCTTTGACGACCAGCTTCTGAGACTTTGAAGATGACATTCTCAAGACTTATCTTGTCAGCGTGTGTCCAAATGCGCCAACCCTTTGCTGTCTTTTGTTGGACGGATAGCTTCTTTTTGTGGAGGTTAAAGTAAACGCGAACTTTTTTGTTGGTAGTTTTCATGGGGATGGAGTTGCCGCTCTTATCGGGCGAGCGGCGAGCCGTCTGTCGATATTCTTTGTACTTTTACTTGGGAGAAGTCTAGCAGGGAGAGCGGGTATGTCAACTATTTTTTATTCTTTTTTTTGTGATGTAAGTCATTGGTTTTGAGAGAGTTACGGATGAGGGCGGGGCCGCGCCCCGTAACCCCTTGATTTTCAAAGAGTTACGAAACGAGGCTTGATGTCACTCTGTCAAGACTTTTTCGATTTTTTGTTTAAGTTCCCCCAACATTTCTTGGTGCATTGGAATGCGAGTGCCAACCATGCCTTGTGTATCTATTTCATGCACACGCATCACTTGCACCTTGTTTTCCTCGTGGATTGCGTCCACGAGGAATTGGCCAAGATCCGTTTCTAGTATCGTTCGAAAGATGTTCATCGCTTGCGACAAGCTATCACAAAGAAGACGGCTGTCAAGATTAAAAGAAGTTCGATGTTCATGCTGGCTCCAAAACAAAACCCGTTTCGTCTTTCTTTGCAAGACCCTTTTCTTTAAGCCCGACGATTTTTCCCTTGCCATCGAGAAAGCGGAGATCGGTTTCGTCGCCATCAATGACTGCGTGACCATAGTATTCATTCGGCAAAGACTTGCGGAAAACCATTGCGACATTGCCACCCGAACGGAGAAAGGCGAGAGCGATTGCGCCATTGGTTTCGGAGCGTGAAAAGGTGAGGTGATAGTTTTTCGGCATCTCACCATTGACAAAGCTGGTCATGCGTTCTGCGCTTTTCGTATAGTCGTAAAACTGCACACTTGGGAAAGTAGCGAAAACATTTTGACCTTTGTATTTGATTTTCTCCCATGGCAAGTCGCTTGTGAGGTTCAAGCGGAAGCAAGGTGTCATGCCTTTCTTTTCGGCAGACTTCATCGACTTGGCAACTTCTTTCCAAAGGTTGGCGAGGAAGGCTTGCTTGTCGTGAAAGAACAAAAGAGTTTTTGCGATTCGTGCGCGTTGGACGGAAGACATCGCCCCACGCCCTGCGGTGTTGAGACAAGCGGCGGCGCAACCTTCGCTTGCGTCTTTGCATACATTAAACCCCGAAAGGTTAGCGGGTGCAAGGTGCAAACCATAGGTGATAAAACCCTTCTTTTCTCCCTTGCGTGTCTTGGCGTTTCCTGTGTTGAGTAGTGACATGCCCAAAGTGTAGCACGGGCAGCAGGTATGGCAAGAGATTTTTTGCATATTTTTTTATTTTTTTTTGCTTGACAAGGTGCGCGTAGATATTTTGTCTATCGTTTGTAAGTCATTGATTTTCAACGAGTTACGGGGCGCGGCCCCCCCGCCGCCCGTAACTGTCAAGAAAAAAATTCATTTTTTTTCAGAAAAAACCCCCGCCCTTTCGGGCGAGGGTTCGTTTGCGGTTATGTCTACGCTCCAACGACGACAAGCGTTTCCATTTCCTCCCCCGCATCAGCGGGATCGATTTCAGCCTCGATGATCGGGCGATGCCCAGCGATGCGGTCAAAGACCGATTGGGCAGTCATCGTGCGGAAAGGCAACTTGGAAAGATCGCCACCCTTGAGGTTTTCAGTGATGGAGTTGTAAAGCGTCCAGAGTGTGCCACCCTTGAACTCTTCGTGGCGAGGGTTGCGGAACTCTTGCACGGCGGCGTAAATGTCACGAGCGGGGAACGCTTTCACATCCACAAGGTCGATGAGCAAGTCAGCGGCACGATCACGGGAAATTTCGGTTTCCTTGTAAAGCTCGATGCGCTTGCCCATGTCGGCCCAATGCGAGACAACGCGAGCGACTGCATCGGAGAGAACGCGAGGCAAGTCAGCGATGATGTTTGTGGTGTGGCGGCGAGCCAACTTGATGTCGGACGAGAAGCAAAGATTCTCGCAAACCATCATGCGATTCCCCACGCAAATGCTTGCGGCAAAGGACTTGTCGTGTGCGTTGCGTAGACCAAGCACGATTTGACGATCAGAACCAGTGATGTCTGCACCCTTGAGAGCAAACCCGCCAAAGTAGCGTTGACCGCCACGGGCAAGCGAATGTTCTTCCAGCGACACTTCAAGCCCTGCGCGTCCGATTGCCTCACGAGTCATTTCGACAAGCGAGAAATGCGGGATGGGTTGGAAGCGGTCGGCGGCTTCGGGAGTCTCAACGCCCATGAGTTGCTCGGCGTTGACTTTGTTTTTTGCGATGATCAATGACATATTGTTTTTTTCTATTGGTTGGAGTTGGATGCGCCATCAGCGGCGACAGGGACAAGATAGCAAAAACCCCGAACTTGTCCACACATTTTTCATTGTTTTTGTGCTTTTATTTTTTGAGCGAATCGCATTTTTTTTCTTGACAGGTGCGAACTACTATGAGTCTCGTAGATGCGTAACTCGTTTGTTTTCAACGAGTTACGGGCGGCGGCGGGGCCGCGCCCCGTAACTGCCTCATTTCCAACGAGTTAGGAAGGGATCGCACTTTGCGACCCCTTCCCGTTATGTCAACCCACCCTTGCGAAACTTCTGATTGGATGATCGCCAACTACCTGTGGCACAAAGTCAATCGTCGGAGAGCCACCGAATTTGTTTTTGTAAGCTCGGAGAAAGGCTGTCAAGTCGCAATCTTCTTCAAGGTAAAAGTTTGATTTGTCTTGGTAGCTGTAGTGGCTTAACTTTACGCCAAGAGCTTCGACTTCCCGCTTTGGCACTTCAAGCCATCCATGACCTGCGTCAGTATGGAGCTTGAGGATGAGTGTCTTTTGTGGTTCGCTTTCGAGGTAGCCAACGCCGCCTCCTTCAAGATGCAATGATTTCATGTGTGTGAGGTTGAATGAGTTTGATGAGGTAGTCAATTACTTTTTGCGGCTGCTCATTAAAAAGAGGATGAGTGCCATTCCGATTATCCATGCGATATGTAATGTGTCCATTATGAATGATAAAAACAAGATGTTTCATTGTTTGGAATGTTTGGTGTGAAAACCCACAAAGTCTTCCGCGAGGTTGTTGATTAGTTCTTCTACAAAAGCAAAAGGGCTGGCATCGTCCATCGGGTTCAATTCAAACTTGGAGATTGCTTCCCAAACTTCGATTTGTTTTTGGTCTTCTTGTTGATTGTCTACGCTGTATTCATCAGCGAGCAAAGCAAGAGCAAGTCTTTCGGCACTCCAATCTTGCGGCCATTTAGAAAGGAAATGTCCTGCGGCGATTAGGTATGCTTGTGCGTGGAGGGGATTGTTGGTGTCGATGTGGATGTAGTCTTGCATGGCTGTAGGTTAGTCTTTGGCGTGATGGTTGTCAAGAATGATTTTAAGATTCTCGCGGAGTTCTTCCTCGACTTCACTTTCGCCGCCAGAATATGCTTCCGCAAGCTCTAATGCTTGTTGGGCGATGTCTTTGAGCTGTTCAATTGTGTTTAGTAGTTCTTCTATTGTGGTCATGTTGTTTTGTTGGTTAGTTTACAGGGATGAATCTACGGGCGTGAATGTTAAGATTGGAACACCATTTTTTCCAGTTTTTGCCATGAAAGTCATTGCGGCCATTTTTCTTGTGTGTGCCAAAGAATTTTGTTCTTTCGGTTATGTCAAGAGCGTGTGCGAGTTCATGCAAGAAAACTTCAGAAAACAAATGGAAGTTTTGTAGGATTTGATTTGAAAGCTCAATTCTTTTTTCCTCTATACGATAGCAACCCAATCTTCTTTTTGTGTTTGTCCAAAGGACTGGAATGTGGGTCATGTTATGCTGACGCAAGGTCAAGCGGATGTATTGTTCGGCTTCTTGGTGAGTGATTTTCATGCGGGGAAAGTTTGGGGGCTTTCGCCCCCTATGTCAACTATTTTTTAGACATCAGCAGGAATTTCTTCGTCCTCGTCGTATTCGACAAAGCTAAAGTTTTCTTTTGCAAACTCTATGACATCAGCATCATCGACTTGGTTGTCGTCAATTTGACCTTCGGAGATGATAGCAGTCCCAGCAAACCAGCAACCGCCCTCAAAGTAGTCGAGCGTAAATTGATCGTTTGGAAACATTTCAGACAGAGCGGCAATCGCTTGAAGTGGTGGACTCCAAGCAGTCATGAATGGAGCTTGAAAGTCGCAATCTTCAGAGATGAGTTGATCAGCAACTTCGCGTTGCTCTTGTTCACTCAAGTCCCATTTAGTTCCCCAGTTTTCAAGTCTCCAATTATACCATCCATTGCCCTCAAGCAATTCGGGTGGTGTGGGTTTGATTTTCTCAAAAGAAAGACCATTTTCTTTTAGATAGCTTTCCAATTCTGGAGAGCAATCCATGATTGACAATTTATTTTCGTTCCAGTTAGGCATGGCGGTAATGTAGGTTAGTGGTTGGGGTTAGTCAAGATTTTTTATTAGTGTGTGGGAGTATCTCAAGACATCCCCACAATCATCACAAGGTTCTCCGTTGTCTTGATAAAAGTCAGGAGAGACATGAATCTCTTCTTTTGTTTCATCATTGATCCAAACATGAAGAACATTTTCGTCGTTTATTTTGATCCAATCAGACATGGCTTTAGTATGTGTTATTTTTTGGGGTTAGTCAATAGGTTTTTGCAAGTAAAACAAGAGGCTTCAATGTGATTGGCCTTTCAGCAACATAAAAGAAAAAACCATATTCCAAAACCTCAATGTCGCCATCGACTTCGGCAAGTGAAACATAGTCATCGCCATGATTGTCGGCAACGAATGGGCCTTCATCATCATGCCCGATAAAGTAAAGCGTATCGTTTAGATCGACAGCATAAGCGTCACTGAGTGCTTCGTGTAGTTGTTCAAGTGTGGTTGTTTGCATGGCAGTAGTGTGTATTATTTTTGGGGTTAGTCAACAAGAAATCTGCGTTTCCATTGTGATTCTTGCACTTGCTTATCAAGCCAAGATTGTTGTTGAAAGATGCGCGATCCGTAAATTGATTTGCGGTCGCGTGTGAATAGTGACAGGATGTAGTTAATGATTTGCATGGGGAAAACTTAACACAAAGACGCAAGGTGTCAAATTTTATTTTCAGAATAAACTGCAATTTTCTTCTTGACAAATCAACACTAGCAAATAGCAAAATAGTAAATAGCAAATCAGTTAATAGCTAATAGACTACAGGCGCGGCTGTAAGTGATTGATTTTGAATGAGTTACGGGCGGGGGCGGGGCCGCGAGCCGTAACTCGCTCGTTTTCAACGAGTTACGCGAGGATCAATCTTCCCAACCCTCGAAAATCAGAACGCCATCACGCTCTAGCCGCACGAATGTAAGCTGCGGACACTCGCAATCGCCAACCTGGTTGTAGACGATCTCCCCACACATGGAAGTCGCCAACTTGGGCGAGCGCGAGAAACAGGTGGTGGTAGCGACTCCACTCCCGCCGCCTAGCGAGGGCGCGGTGTGGCAGTAATCGGTGCGAGTGAATTTGTACATAAGAAAAGAATAGTTAGAGTTAGAGAAAGCGCAAGAAAAAAAAGAATTTTTATTCTTGGTAGCCCATCGTGTATTCGTTGTAGTCGTCTTCGGGGTAGTAGTTCCAATCCGAATCGTCGGGCTGGCGCTGGGCCTCAAGTTGGTCGAGGTGCGCGTGGTAGTCCGCGAGCGCAAGCTCGGCGGCTTCCGCAAGAGCGGCGGTGTATTCTTCGGGGGAAACTTCGGTGGCGTGGTAGGTGTTGGACATGGGAGTAGATTAATGGATTTTAAGAGAAACGCAAGAAAAACTTTTTATTTTCCGTGAAAAATTTTCAGATTTTCAACTCGGCTCGATGCAACCGTGCAGCGGTCGCCGCAGTATGGGTCGCGGTAGATGATGATGAACGCGCCGTCGAGAGTGTCGCGGTCGGTGACGCTTCCCGTCAAATTCATTCCGCAGTAGGTGAATTCGACAAGGGTATTAATGCGAGGGCGGGTGGTGGTGGTTGTCTCAGTCATGTAAGCAAGATAACAGATTCCCCGTAGAACGCAACAAAAAAAATCATTTTTTATGAGAAAAAAAGTTTCACAAAACTGCATTTTTTTCTTGACAGTTACGGCTGGCGGCGGGGCCGCGCCCCGTAACTCGCTGGGTTTCAACGAGTTAGAGAGTGTCAAGCTTTTTCTTCTGGCAATTTCTCCCAGCAGTATTCAGCTACGCCAGCATCGTATCCCAAACGATACAAGTGGCGATCCATGTCGTCATCAAAAGTATTGTCTTCGACTCCAACAGTAAACCCATCATAGAATCCTAGTTGGTAGGCTTTTTGTAGTTCTAGTTCTTCTTTCATTTTATTTAAGCATGAAGCGGGTTGTTTTTCTGTTCATGTCAAGCAGATTTTTGAATTTTCTTTGCAGGACATCTGCCGCTTCACTTCTGTCAATGAACATGGCAACAGCCATTTCGTGATTCGTGAAACAGATCATAGGTCTTTTGCTTTTTCTCTTTGGGATGCTCAAGTCAAAGAGTGAGGTTTTGTAGGTGTTGCTGTGTGATGTTCTTTGGATGGTGGTCATGGCGGGGAAAGAGTAAAGTTTTCGGGGCAGGTTGTCAATTTTTATTTCTACAAGCGTCTCTTTTTTGTTTTTTCTTTTTGTCTACAAAGCGGATTGTTGCAGGGGCAAAGCGAATGCGCGGCTTTGTGGGTTGGATGGTGATAGTGATGGTTTTCATACTTCTGTCAAATTCTTTTCTTCCAGTATTGCTTCAAGAGAAGAAATTTCTTCTTCGATTCTTTCGCAACCTTCCCAATCGGAGAAGTCTTCGCAGAGTTCAAGTTGCTTGCGGAGGTTGTCGATGGCGATGATGAGTGATGTGGTAGACATGAGAGAAAGATAGTTAGTTTTTAAAAAAGGGCAAGGAAAAAGTTTTTTATTTTTGGCGATCACTTGTGCTTTATCACAAGCGATGTGTAGCGAGTGAAGAAAGGAATTGTCGCTTGGAATCGCATGGCTTCAAAAAGCGATTTGAAACAATGCTCTCGCACAACTTGGTTTGGAGCATCTGCATAGTGGCGTTTTACGATGAAAACGGGTGGTTTGTTTTGTGTTTCATTCATGAGAGAAAGATAGTTGATTGGATGATTTAAGCAAGAAAAAAGTTTACTTATTTTTCTTCCTGCTCTTCTTCTTCGCCCAACCAACCAAACAAGCCAAAGTCTTCGCTGTCGCTGAAAGATGGGCGATCATTCAAGCCGAAAGTTCCGTTGTGGTTTTCTGTGTCGGGGGTGGTGTTGCTGTCAGTCATGCAAGAAAGTTATCACATCCCCGCGATATCGCAAGAAAAATTTTCACTTTTTGCAGAAAAAAAACTTTCAGAAAATTGCATTTTTTTCTTGACAGTTACGGGCGGCGGCGGGGCCGCGCCCCGTAACTCGCTCGTTTTCAAGCGGTTATGACTTTTGGGTGTAGTCGCGCCCCCTACCACAGAGGCGCGACTTTTCACCCATGCCCGAAAAATTATTCTTGCAATGCGTTTTTGAAGCATCCTGCCCAAGTCAACGCGAGGCAAAGCCAAAAAACAATAAAGTTCAGATCGTGTGGCACAATGTCATACGCTCGCACAATCGAAAAAATCGCAATGTGTAAAGAAGAAAAGAAAAGACAAAGAACGGCAGATTTCATTTTTTTTTATTTTTAAGGTTGAAGGGTTGGGCCTTTTAGTGTGATGCCCAGCACCCTTCACCACTCACACGACGAGATCAATTCCCGCGAGGTGAAGGTTGCGATGCTTGCTTTCGCCGCCATCGTCAACATCCTTGGCAAGGATAGTGACATAACGACGACCCGATTTTTTGCCAATCGAAACATGATCGACTGCCTCGACTTTGAAGACGCGAACGCCATCATTTTTGATTTTGGAATCATTCGCAAAGTAGCGAACGGTTTTGCCGACGAGTGCGTTTGCGATTTCAAGTGCGGATGCTTGGTAGTTTATGTTCATGGTGTGTTTTGTTTTGTTTATTGTTGCGGGAGAAGTATGGCAGATTTTTCGGATTGTGTCAACTTTTATTTTTCAAGAAGTGAAGAAAAGTATTCGGCGGCTTGTTCGGCTTGCCACTCATACATGGCTTGCGTTGCGGCTTCGTGAAATGCGGCGAGCAGTTCGACTGAATCGGTGTGGGTGAGTTGGTCAATGGACATGAGAGAAAGTTAGTTTATTTTGAGAGAATGGCAAGAAAAATTTTCAGATTTTTTCGATCAATTCGATGGGCAAGGGTTTGGTCATTTGGGTGACTTGTTCATTGCTCACGCGCTCAACCCAGAAGAAGAAACCATTCAAGATGCGGAAATTTTCGTTTGGCATGATCGTTTCGCCCTTGGTGATTTTGGTGGTGTGCTTGCTGTGCCAGTAGGCAACGGTAAAGTTTTTAGTAGCGCGGAACATAGTGGCGGTGGTAGTGGTGTTGGTCATGAGAGAAAGTTAGCAGATTTTCGGAGTGTAGCAAGAAAAAATTTCGTTTTTTTTCAGCTTGGAAAGTGGTGAGCAGTTTTTAGAGATGCTCAACTCTCTAGAGTGATTTAACGAGTACCCGAAGCTCGATGCGCAAAGAATAGCCTCGGAGCCGACGAAATGCAACATCTTTTTTCATTTTTTATTTTTTATTTTTCGCACTTTTTTCTTGACAGATTGATTATTTATGATAAAGAAGCGAAAAACATAACTCATTGATTTTCAAGCAGTTACGGGCGGCGGCGGGGCCGCGCCCCGTAACTGGCTTATTTTCAACGACTTACGCTCACTTTCGTGAGCGTTCAATTTCGCGCTCCATTTCGTCGATTTCTTCGGGGGTCATGGTGTCCTCGATTTCATGTACGGCTTGGAACATGGCGAGCAATTCAAGACTGTCAGCGTGGGCGAGTTGGTCAATGGACATATGAGAAAGTTAGTTGATTTTCGGGGTGTAGCAAGAAAAAAGTTTTTTTATTTTTCAACAATTTCCCAAGTAGTGGTTTTGTATTCGCGGACAGTGATGAAGGTTTTTGCTTCTACCTTTTCCCAAGGAATGATTGGGCAAACAAGGCATCTGTAGCCATCGAGTTGTGCAAGACCTTCCTTTTTCCATTCGCCGTAAATCTCTTCTCCGACTTTGTAGGTGTGTGTATTGTATCCGTAGTCGCACACAATCTCTTCCTTTGCAAAGTAGCGGACAATTTCTTTTTGAGTGGCTTTTGTCGTAGTGTCGAGAGCAATGGCGGTGTAAGCGTCTTTGAGGTTTGGGGCGGCGGTGGTGGTGTTGGTCATGTGGTAGTGTGGTTGGTTGATGCGCAAAGTATAACCTTGGGGCAGACTAAACGCAACATCTTTTTTCATCTTTTTTCATCTTTTTTTTCTGTGTTTTTTTCTTGACAGATTGAGCAAAGCATGATGATTCGCGCATTCGTAACTCATTCATTTTCAAGCAGTTACGGGGCGCGGCCCCGCCCCCGCCCGTAACTCACTCATTCTCAACGAGTTACAGAGGCAGTGGCAATGTAGTTATGCTATGCACTATGTGCCATACTACTACAAGCGTAGTAGTAAAGCACACGGCGCTTGCAACTATGTCATGCAGTTCTTCACTCATGCCGACATTCCTTCTTCTTCTAGAAATTCCATTGCGGCTTCTTGTGCGTAGTCAAGTAGCTCACTCATGGGAGTCATGCTGTCTGCTTCTTCTATCATCTCTTCCAATGTGTCCACGTGATCACATAGAAGAGCGGTATCAGGCAGATCATCGAGTGACAAGCCTGTGATTGCGTAGACTTGTGCGTTGATCATCTTTCGTGCTTTGTTTCGTGCGCTCATGTGTTAGTTATGTTTGATGTATGATTGAAGATGTGCGAGGCAGTAGCAGGTCGCGCCAAAGGTTAAGAAGCATACAGCGTCGAACACTTCGCTTCGTCCTCCGTAGATACAGAAGGCGCAAAGGCTAAAGACAGGCGACATGGTGATGATGGCAGAGCCAAGGATTGCTAGTGTGTGTATCATGGTGTGTGTATGTTTGTGGGTTGTGTGTTAGTCGTTGAGAAGGTCTGGACGCTCTTCGTAGAATCGCGCCATGCTTTCGGCGTTTGCTTTGTTGCGTTGTGCGATTGCTTCGGGTGTTGTCACTTGCACCTTGTCCAAGGTAAAGTCACCACCGATCAGCTTGGCATTCAAGGCGACTTCCAAGACATCCTTGGAACCTGTTTTCATGCGACCTTTAAAGATTGCCTTTTGATCCTCGAAACCAAGGAAGATGCCGTAGGTGGTAAGGCTTCCGATTGGAACGCGAGCGGTGAACGATTCGATTGTTGGGGTGGTCATGGTAGTTGTGTTGGACATGTGAGAAAGTTAGCAGATGAGAGAGGGAACGCAAGAAAAATTTTCACTTTTCCCATTTTATTTCGCGGCATTCTTCGATGAATGCTTGGGCGTTTTCACCCGTGCGGATTGCCAGTTGCTCAAAGCGTTGCGCGACTGCTTCAAGTTCGGCAAGAGCGGCAAGAGTTTCGGCGCTGTAGAGGTTGGCGAGTTCGTTTGACATGAGAGAAAGTTAGCAGATTTTGAGGTTAGAGCAAGGAAAAAGATTTTTTATTTTCAGAGGTCTTTGAATTGGATTCTCGTATCTTCCCAAGCGTTCCCGTTCCACTTTACCAAGACAACCCAAGGCTCGTACCATTGTTCTTCTACAATGTCGGCAACCTTGAATTTGCCTTGCTTGGATTCGATTACATCACCGATGCGGAGGAGTTGGAGTTCGTTTGACATGTAAGAACATTACCAGATTCCCCCACAAACGCAACAAAAAAAATCGTTTTTTTTCGAAAAGAATTTTGCGAGATTTCAAGAAAAGCCTTGACACCCTCCCCCATTTCTCGAAAAAAATGCGAGGTAAAGCGCGAGAGAGCGGGGGGGGGACCATTTCCTCAATCTCCCCTCAAAATTACAATATTAGTATTTTCGTTGGCATCAAAAAAAATCCGCCGCATAATTTCATAAAACCCCACAAAATATTTGGTGTAATAATTTATATGCCTACGTTTTATAACCAGTATCCAATCTCTATATCAAAAACTGGATCAACAACAGTATCTTCTGATAATTTTATTGCATATGATTTATCTATCAATTATAACGCTCAGGCATCACCAAGAAGATATTTTCGACCAAGTATATCATCTTATGATACGATAAAGTCAACTGGGCCTTTGGAGGTTAAGCTTGCTTTTTCTTTTTATTTGAATGAGCTTCAGACTGGTTCTTTTGACTGTTTAAAGCCTTATTTTGATATTGATAATTCTAATAGTAGCCAATATACTGGATCTCATGTTATTCGAGTAGGAGGTACTAGATTTAGTGGGTGTTTTTTGGATGAAATTGTAGTAAATTGTGATAACTTATTTAAACCAATCAGTTCTTCAGTTTCTTTTTCTTGTTTTGATTCGCCAACAGGTTTGTTGGTAGTGAATAATTCTGATTCTGCGGTTGTTTCTGAAGCAGAAGATTTTTTTGCTTATGGAATAATTTCGCCAATGAGTGATCCAAACACAACTTCACAAGCCAAGCAATTGGCAAATGTTCATAAATATTCGTTTAAACATGGTTTAAATCTCAAAAGAACTCCAGTCTACGGATTAAATTCAATCAACCCCCAATATACGTTAATAGATGAAGCAGAAAAAACATTAGATTTATCCTGCGACGATGTTAATGGTTTAATGAATTTTTCTGGTAATATATTAAATAATAATTTATTGATTGATGTAAAAGATAGACATGAAAATACTATACTAACAATTAAAATGAAAGAAGGATCAAGAATATTGTCCCAAAATATTTCTGTGGCAGGAGGAGATTCTTTAAAGGCAGATATATCAATGAGGGAGGTTTTAGTGTAAATAAACACAACATGGCTCGTAAGAAAAATGAGAGGGAGACGGGTTCATTGGAAATTCAACCAGCCTTTGAACGAACAATAAAATTCAAATCAAGAAAATTCAAATTCACCCCCAAACAAAAAACATTTTTAGATATTCTACTCGACGAAGAAACTAAAATAATATTTTGCTCTGGACCAGCGGGATCTAGTAAGACATATATGTCTCTTTATGGCTGTTTGCAGTTAATGCAAGCAGACCCCGAAAAAGATTTGTTATACATAAGAAGTATTGCGGAAAGCGCCGATAAAGGATTGGGAGCGCTTCCTGGCGATATAGCTGAAAAATTTGATCCATTTTTAATGCCGCTTTATGATAAACTTGAAGAGATAATACACGAAGGTGATGCGGCTTTCTTGAAAGCAAATGGAAGAATTGGAGCAGCTCCAATTAACTTTTTGCGCGGGGCAAGTTGGCAAAATAAATTAATTGTTGCGGATGAAGCGCAGAATTTCACATTAAAAGAACTCACAACATTGATTACTCGTATAGGAGAAAATACAAAAATCATTATATGCGGCGATTTCATGCAAAGTGATATTATTAAGAGTGGATTCCGTCAAATGTTTGAACTATTTAATGACGACGAATCGACTAGTAATGGCATCCGTTCATTTAAATTTAATGAAAGCGATATTGTTAGAAGTGAAATATTAAAATTCATTGTAGCTCGCCTAAATACGCAAGAAAAAGTGTAATTAAATAAAACAGATTGTCTTACGCCCAACTGCGAAAAGCTAATAAAACACAATCAAGATAAACTGTTTTTATTTTTAAAAAATTAGAAAAAAATATAAAAATACTTATAAATAATAAGTATGAATCACATATTTTGCTCTAACTGCGGGAACAAGATACAATATAATTTAGCAAAACCAAACTTTTGCACAAAGTGTGGTAATTCACTGTCGTCTCTAACTGCTTCAAGTCAAGCGGTTGAAAAAAAAGTTGCGCCAAAATTAGATATTGATCTTGAAGAAGACGAAACCGATATCGACGATATACCAAACTTAAGGAAAATTGCAGTTGAAATTGAAAATTTTTCTGAAAATTCATCGTTCACATTAGGAAATTTATTTGGTACTCCAACC